CCGTGACACAGACAAACTTCGAAGTAATCAGTGAACAGTGGCTTGACGAAAAATTGGAAAGCGAAGTAACCGACACTGCATACATCTTCCCTTATTCCACGTCGCACCACATGTTCATCGTGATGCAGGCGAATACTATTGGCGAGACTTGGTGTTATGACCTCAGTATGAAGGAGTGGGCGCAAAGAACCTCCAGAGATCGAAACACCACACTCGAAAAGCAGTGGCGCGTGGGAGGTGTCGCATACTGGCACGAGAAGTTCTATGCCTTCACGAACGACGGTCTGTTCTGTCGTTTCGAGGGATGGGTCGAACAGTGGAAGGACGATGTAGAACTGCCCGTAATCAGGCACAGGCAGGGTCCAGTGTTCGTTTCGGACAACCGTCCTTTCGTAATCGAGGAACTGGCACTGGAGTGCAATGTCGGGTGTAACGACGACTACAAGGAAGATCCAGAGGTCTTGCTCGAATGCAGCAAGGATGGTGGCATGACTTACGGCAACGTCCGTTCAGCAAAGTTTGGCAGGACCGGCATGTACAGTCACCGCGTGAGGTGGCACGCCCTAGGCATTACAAGGCTTGCCGTCATACGCATAACGTTCTCGGAACCGATGGATTTCGTACTTACTGACTGCGATATCCGTGCGGGCAAGACAGGAGCGATGATATAATGTTGCGCGGCGGTACCATAGAACTGCATTCACCCATAGAGATGGTGCGCAACGTGATGGTCGGCACCTGGGCGGAATATGTCAGGAACGGATGGCATGTCGTTACATGTCCTCTGTTTACGGTAATGGAAAAGGTTTGCCAGCCTGGCCCTGCGGTATTTCCGCTGGTTCCATGGGAGCAGACTTTCGTTGATATAGTTTTTGACGGCGGGAGTGAACGGAAGCTCATCAAGCCGGGACAACAGACATTGGACATTGAACGGGCATGTTTTATCAGGATCGTGCAGTTCGGTCAAGGAGACAAGTAATATGGCTGGAATCATGGAAAGCATAGGAAGCTTCGTCGCGAACCCGTTAGGTCTGGGTGACGCGGGATTTGGCTTTTTGGGCCAATTGGGCGATCAGCTCGGTCTGTCCAACAAGAAGCAGGTTCAGGCGGGCATGGACTCGCTGGACAACCTGCTTGCCGATGCAAACAAAATAAGTAACCAGAACAAGTCGCTGTACAACGATTACTACGGCAAGATGCAAGGCATTTATGGTGGTGGCGCTGGACAGTACACCGATGCCGTCAACAGGCTCACTCAGGCGATAGGCGAAGGGCCAGAATCATTCACCTATGGCGGTGACGTAAACGATTTCTACGACAAGTTCGCCGGGCAGCGCCAGCAGGCTGCCATGAATGCCATGCGCAACATGGGTGGACAGAATTTGTTCAGTTCCGACTTCATGAATAACTTGGCAACGAAGCAAGGCGCACTCGCTTCCGAGGAATGGTCTAAGGCATACGACAAGATGATGCGTGACCGTCAGCAGCAGCTTGCCGAATGGCAGGCCGGCCAGCAGTCCAAGCAGGGCTATGTCAACAACCTCGGCACAGTTGCCGGACTCTACGGAAATGACCGCAATCAGCTGGCAAACGCCATGGGCGACTATTACAGCAACATGGCTTCGCAAAACAACGCCGACTTGCAAGCCCGCAGCGACCTCACGCAGGCGAAGACGAATCTTGCCATGCAGGAGAACAGCGGTGCAGGGTCCATCCTTGGCGGCGTGGGCAAGATTCTCGGTGGCATCTTCGGGGCTTAAGGAGGAATTATGGGACTTAACGTACAGTGGAGATGGAGCATGCCACAGGTCGGAAATCCGGACCAGGTGGCGCAAGGAAACAGGGACGCATTCAGTGAGGGTATCGGCGCCATCGCACAGGGCCTCCTCAAGCGTGGTGAGAACCAACGTGAGGCCAAGAGGCTTGCACAGACGCAGGCCAACTGGGACGCGCAATTTGCTGCTCAGCAGGAACAGAGAAAGATTGCCAATGCAATGCAGGAACAGCAATTCAACGAACAGAAGCGAATGAACGACCAGTCCCTGCTTAATCAGCAGCGGCAGCTTCAGAAGGACCAGGAACAACGTCAGTGGTTGCAGAAGTTCTACGACCAGTTCTTCGGTGACGACGAAGAGTACAAGGAGTTGCAGGAACTCAGAAAGAAGTTCGGTGGCAACGGCAACGCGGCGCTAGTTATGATGGGATTGAATCCTGCTCTGAGGTAACGGATGGCGAACGAGAAGGAAAAGGTAGCCGAGAGGGTATTGCGTGCTGCTGCAGCCATGTTTGGTGGCATGTTGGCTGGCATGGCCTCTCCTGGATTTCTAGGACCCGGCAGAATCGGCACGGGCACGGCCACCCGTATCCTCGAAGGCGCCGCACCCGGAACCGTAGCAGACTACCCGACACCTAAGAAGTTCCATTACAATGTGGACTGGGTTAATTCCGATGTTCCGAACTATAATGCGAACTACAAGGGAAATCCCGATTCGCGTGCAACCCGCATGCAGACCATTCAGGAACACAACCGTGCCCTGAACAAGTATATCAGGCCTGGCATGGGACCATTGGAACTTCGTGCGGCTATCGAGAAGGGTAAGGAAGAAGAAAAGAAGCTTTCAAGTTTCTGGACCGACGATTCAGAACCGAGGCGCCCGGTGCGTTCCAGTTCAACTGCCGTGTCAGACGTGCACATTAACCCGGATGGCACCCTCTCTGTTCGTTTCCGTCAACAGGGGAAATGGTACACCTATGCGGGAGGTGCCGACCCGTACGAGGCTGCAATGGCCGCACATGACCTGGTGACAGCACCATCCCTAGGCAAGGCAATCAACAAGAAGACAGGCTGGTGGAGCGTTGGAGACCACCACAAGATTTGGTAGAGGTTAACATGGACAAGGAATTTTCTTGGAATCTTCCGGACATCAACGCCATCCGTGAACGGCGTGAACGCGAACAGCTAGGTCTTATGGAATCAGAGGCCTTGAAGGCACGGCGTGCCTTGCAGTTCCAGAACATGCTGGAAGGTGCACAGCAGGCACAACAGGACCAGATGGCTGAACGGGCACAGATGGCCCGCTGGATGGAACTCGAAAACAAGTTTGCCAAGCGCACCATGGACCCCCGCATGAAGATGGCCGCCATGCTCACCATGGCCGGACAGCCGGGCCTGTTGCAGCAGATGTTCATGAACGAGGGCGCCGGTGCCAAGGAGGCCCAGTCCGAGATGGATTCCCTCGAATCGTCCATCGCCAACGACATGTTCGCCCTCGCCGGCGCGGACAACGACACCTACGACAAGCTCACGGGAGCGCTCATCCCCCTCTACAAGTCCAAGTACGACGACCTCCTGAAGAAGGGCGCCAAGAGCCGCATGGGCGAGAACTGGGACGCCGGATGGGGAATGCACCTCACCCGCAGCAAGGCGGAACGCGCAGCACGCAAGAAGAAGGCTGCCGCCTACAAGGCTGGCCTCCAGGGCCTTCTGCCGCAGTAAGGAGGAAGCATGACCAGGAAGGACCTAGAAGCGAATTTCACGAGGGACCAGCTCGACTGGCTCATCGAGAACGGTGTCAAGCCGTCCGGAAGATCCGATGCGGAAGTCCTTGCCAACTATGCCAAGGTTCTCTGGGACAACAGGCAGTGGTCGGGCAAGGAAGGCGCCATCAAGCTCAACAAGATTATCAAGTCACCAGGTGCGGTATTCGACCTCCAGGGGCTCGCCGAGGCTGCCGGTTTCAGCGACCGCCAGGAAGGCGACACGAAGATTTCCGCTGCCGAGCAGTTCCTCGACGCATACTTCGGCGGGGAGAAGGACAGGGGCGAGCGCGAACGCTGGTCCACGGGCATCGTTGACAAGTACGGCGACGGTTCCTGGAAGAAGGCCAAGCAGGTGTTGCAGCGTGCCGAGACTGACCGCATGAACGCGGGCATCAAGGAAGCACGCCGGAAGATAATTGACCCGACGCTCAGCGAGGCCCTGTTCGGTGATGGCTCGATGACCGACTGGGGCCAGAGCTTACTCATGGGCCTGTTCACCCCGAGGCGCAAGAAGGCGTTCCTGGAAGGCCGTGACCCCGAATGGAACGAGACGCTCGGCGACATCGGCCAGAACGTGCTCTATGCCCTACCTGCCGGCAAGATTGCCCAGGGTGTGAAGGCCGTGGGTGGAACCAAAGTGGCATCAAAGATTCTCGGAAACGTTGCTGCACAGGCTGCCGCACCTACTGCAGTAGTGGGAATGGACCAGGCCCTCGGCAACAAGGACTATACATGGGACGAGGCCCTTACCGATATCGGAATGGGAACGGCCACAAACCTCGGAGTGAATAAAATACTTGCCAGGCTGATTGGACCGGGAAGCCAGATACTCATGGGAAAGATTCGCGGCAAGATGCCGTCATGGGTTGTTGATGCACTCGAAGGAAACAATTCCGCCAAGGAGAAGGCTCAGGAAAAGCTGACCGACGCCCAGACGAAACTGTTCGACCATTACCGGGAGACGGTGGGTAACTTCCTGCGCCGCGTGGCAAAGGGCGAGCGCCCTGCCATGCTGAATGCCGAGGAGCTGCAGAAGGTCAAGGACATCGTGGAGCTCGGTGACTACATCCGTTCCGGTGAAGGCGCCCGTCTCTCCAAGGCCCTCACCCAGGCAATCAAGCAGAACCAGCAGGGCGTCAAGGCCGTCACCGAGGGCATCGGGAAGGAACCTCTGTGGCAGCTCGACACCCAGACCCTCGACGAGATGAAGAAGCCCTTCGAGGACGCTTTCGCGAAGGTACTGGGCAACACCAGGTACACACCGCAGACGGATGCCGTCAAGCGTGCAATCACCGCCGACCCGGAACTCCTCTCCCTGTTCTACAAGAACACGCCGAGGGAGGCCTTCGGCGAGGCTGCCGCCAACGCCATCAAGACATGGAGTGTAAACAAGTACGGCAAGGATTCCGATGCCAGCGTGGTATTGCAGAATATCGGCCTCGATCCGAAGGAAATCCGCAAGGACCAGGAGAAGAGCCGCCAGGAACGCGCAAGGAAGACATCCGCGGCCCGCATTCTCGGCGACCTGGAAAAGGCCGGCACCGAACTTACCGAGGAAGATACCAAGTGGTTGAAGAAGATCGAGCAGAACCCAGGCATGGTCCAGGGATACGGCGAAGGCAACAGCCCGTCGTTCAGGAACTGGATGCTTCTCAGGGGCTCCGAACTGCTAAGTGGAACACCTCTTTACAGACCCGCCTTCTCAGCGGAATAGTGGAGTAGTTTTATGGACGAGATGACAGAATTACAGGAAGAAATCTACGTCGAGCCGGCGTTCGATTCGCAGGCCATCATCGACAAGTTCAGGGACTTCCGCGACCGCTCCAAGAAGCAGTTCGACGGGAACTACAGTACCATGCGCGAGGACCGTGCGTTCCTTAACGGGGAAACCCAGTGGAACAGCAAGGACTCCAAGTTCGTTCAGCGGTCTCGCTACCGCCAGACGGTTAACGTGATTTCGAATAACGTGAACTCGGTGGTAAACCAGTATTCACTTTTCGGATTTACGTTCTACACCGGAAACCAGGAAGAGGACCAGCTGCTCGACCGCTTCATGAAGCTGCCGGGCAACTCCGTGTGTTCCTCCGAAGCGTTGAAGAATTCGGCTTCCCTAGGTCTAGGCGTCATGGCGCTCGGCTTCGAGAAGACGGGGCTTCCGTGTATTTATTCAATCCAGGACTTCAACCGAGTGGTACTGGACCCTGAGAGTGTCGAGCTTGATGGTTCGGACATGGTCGAGGGCGCCCTGATCGACTATCGGGGAAGGCGCTGGGTCGAACTCAACTACGGATATGAATACGTGCCCGGCGAACGCGAGAACAACATCGTCCCGTGCCGCAAGGGAATGATTCCCATTATCACGTACTTTGTCCTTGAAGAGGACGGGTGCCACGTGTACACCCTCATCAACAACAGGGCCGAGGATTCTGGCGTTCTCCCGATAGATCGCATACCTATCTTCCCGGTGTATGGCGAGCGCTACTTCGATGATGACGGAGACATGCACTGGACCGGCATGGTAGCCAAGGGACGCTCCATACAAAAGATTGTTAATTTGTCTGTAACCCAGTTGGCCGAACGTCTTGCGCTGTCACCTAAGGCCCAGTTCATGGGCACGGTTGATGCGTTCAAGAATCTCGACAACTACTACAAGGATGCCGGTTCTGGAAACAATCCAATCTTGCCATACAACCGCATGGACAAGGACCGCAAGGTGGAACTCCAGCCACCGGTGCGCATGGACAACACCGTGCAGTACCAGGACATTTCCGGCATCATCGGGAACACTCTTGGCGTGATGGGCTCCGTTACCGGTGTGGATTCGCATGGCCTCGTTGACCAGAACACGATGAAGACGGCAACGGAAATCAACTACGCTGCTGAAACGTTCTCAACCAACATCAGGCACTACATGGTCCATCTTCAGGCATCTATGAAGGCCTTGGGCGAATCCCTGGGTGTGCTCCTCGGTATCGAGGGCCAGGTCAAGGTGTGCCAGGGCCCGATGGAATACCTCGGCCTCAAACAGGCACGTGCCGAAATCGTGCAGCTCATCCAGGTTGCTGAACCGAACCAGAAGCCGTCCCTCATCGACGCGCTCATTGAAACCTATCCGGACAACCCGACTATGGCCAAGCTTTATGCACGCCTCCACAGCGTACCTGCTCCTACTCCGATGGAAATGGAAATGCAGCAGACTGTCGAGATGATGAAGCAGAAGATTGAATCTGACCAGCAGATCATGCAGCAGATGGACCAGCAAATCAAGTATTACGAACAGCAGGCCAACAACAACGACAAGAACATCCAGTTCGAACTCACCAAGATGCAGTACAACCATCAGGCTAAGATGGAGGAAATGGCGTTGCAGGCACAGCTTGACGGCAACGCAAATGCAGCCCAGGTGGAAGCCGATGCAGCAAAGGCACAGGTAGAAATCGAGAAGGAGGCCATCGGGCTCGAACTTGCCGAACGCAAGGCACGTGGTGAAATCGCCGTGCAGGATGCGAAGAACAGGCTCGCAATCGACAAGGCCAACATCGACCTCGCCGTGAACCGGGCCAAGGGTGCCGCGCAGGTACGCAAGGCCGCCAAGGACACAGAGGAACCGAAGGAAGACAAGGGGGATGAAGAATGATGTACTTTTCCTGGAATCCGGGAACCGTAGTTGACGAGGAGAACCGTCCGATTGTATCAGGGCGGGTCACCGTCTTCGTCCACGACTCCAATGTCCTGGCGGACATCTACACACTGGAAGGGATGGATTACACCCCTCTCGCGAACCCTTTGTTCCTTGACGACTACGGGCGCCTATCGGCAACTGTTTTCGCCGAGCTTGGTGTGTATGACGTAAAGATCGAGAAGAGCAACGGTGACGGGACCTACGAGGACTTTGACCATTTCGAAATCGGCATCGATGCGAAGCTCGACCAGATTGGCCGTGACTCCGTGCAGAGCATCGAGGAACTCATGGACCTGGACCCGTCGGTTTCCAGCAAGATCGTGACGGTCGAAAGCTATCCGGTAAGGAACTACATCTGGGACCCGGATGCCATCGACACTGCTGACGGTGGCGTGGTGGTGGATTCCGATGTCGCCGACCGCGGAAAGTGGCTGCTTCTCTGGGATAGTCCATATCTCCCGTCAAGTATCTACGGGGTGAAGGAAGGCGACTCCACAAACATTAATGCGCTATTCAATTATGCTTCTGTCATCGGCTCTATGAACATTCATACTCCTCCTGCAATCAGGTTGGAGGCAGCTACGTACTATCTTGACGGATATTACGTTTGTTCCAAGCATCTTGCTGTGGAACCTGGAGTTTTGTTCACAGGTACAATAGCGCTATATGATGATCTGGAAATCTTCGGTAACATGGAACCTGGACACGCGTTCGGTGACTTCACGTTCTTGCATACTGGCCTGACCGCCCACTCATCGTGGTTTTTCGACCTCAACGATTTCTGGCATTGCGGAGCCGACATCCTCGTAGTTGACAATACGAACTACTTCACTAGCTCAGTAATCAAGAACTATGTGCCTCTC